GGCGTCGACGCGTGCGGCACGCGTGAGTGACGCGTCAAAGTGCCGACCAAGGCCGGCGCGCCATCCATTCCCGGCCGCCGGCGTCGAGCGCGACTGCGGCGACTGTCGGCGGCAAATCAGCAGTGCTCGTACTCCGACGAACATGCCATACTGCAATATAGAAAAATGGGAGCGGTTATGGATTATTCAGTTGCAGCAGATGAAAATGTTAATGGAAAATGGCGGTGGGTGTTCATTACCGCAGACGGGGTTTCTAAATCTAGCGGCTATGATTTCTCCACCGAAGCCGACGCGAAATGCGCCGCAGAAGTGTACCGCACCCAGGCTGTTACAGAAGGCGAACACACAGGCCCAATCTTATCGATTGACGATGGTATTGTCATACAAGATAAAGGACGGGGAGTGTCGGTACGCCATGCTCTGGCTCTGCTCAAAGGTGTAATGCCTACGGTGAATGCATCTTGCAAAATAAAGTACCGCGACGGCGTGGGTGTTGTTGCCGAGGAGAAGGTACAGAGCAAGGACAGGGGCAGATAACGTCTAGCTCGCCAGATGCAAAAATACAGCCGTTTTCGTGCGTACTCGTCCGTGCGTACCTGCCCATGCGTACCGCCCAGCCGGCGTTCGGCGATATGCCGCGCACGTTCGGCTTTATGAGCCGCCAGTTGCGAACCAAAGTGCGCACCTATCCGCGTCGGAATCGTTCAGATATCAGGCCGTTTCCTGCCCGAATATATGGTGATTTCCCCTATGAGCAAGCGCTTTCATCGGCCATCGCAAAACTGCGTCGAAAGTGCGCACTTATCTGCGAACTTATTTCGGCTGTATTCGGCGATATTCGGTCCCCGCAAGTGGCTCAGTTCGGGTAGCGCACTAGCTTTTGGAGCCGCCCGTTTAGCATCGAAATTGCTATGAGAATCGGTATCGTACTTTTGGGTCATCAGGTCGAAGCACTTCGCGGCAATCGCCATCATAAAAACATATCGCCTCGCCCGGGCCCATGTCCTCAGGTCGCATCCAGATAAGTAAGCCTTGGCTTTCTACAACCACGCACTCCTCAAGACCAGGTGGCGGCAAGAGCTTCGCCAAGACATCCTCAAGTTCAGGCAAGTAATTTTCAGTGTTCATTTAAGATGCCTCCCTGCGGTATTCAAATTTCAAACTACGTGAGATGCGCGCCCAAACTTGGTGCTGAAGCTCCCACTGACAATCCCTACTGGACAGCTGCCCACTTTGCATCATCGCACGCACATCGGCGTGTGCGCGGTGCGTTTCCGCACGAATCGCGGCAATAATCGCAGCCGGACTCGGCCAACTCGCAATAGGTCGCATGATGTGGCGCCAATGAGGCGAAACCGCTCGCAGCTCCACAAGCCGGTATGCAATCGCTAGCTGGACGTCTTGGGCCGAAAATGAAAGTCCGTCGGGATGGTTATGCGAAAACAGGCTTCCCGTTGCCTGATTGAGCTCCGATAGTGAAAACGGGATACGGTCCGATAAGCCGACCTTCTGCAAAATCACCGCTCCGTCATGCCGAAAGAAGGCGCCGTTTTCGACACAATCATTCCTGACAGAAGCCTCAAAGACGACAGCTGCCTTTCTGGCTGGAGTCGAGATGTCCGTAGCGTGGCGGGGGAACCCTATGTCGTATAGGTTGAAGTCCCACGTCGGCTGATTGTTCGACATCCCCACCTCGCATATCTAGGTAATCGTATGTTGCCACAAGAAAACTAATTCTGCTATTCAATTCATGATAGCGCCTATTTAATAAATTGCCATAAAAGTATGTTTTTATTCTCCATGGTGTTGGGTGCCTGCCACGACTGCTACCGCCTCACTTCGTACATGCCGCCGACTTCGTTTGCGGCCTGCTCGATAATGCGCATGGCCAGCTGCAGGTTGCCCATGTCTTCGGCCTGCAACGCAATCCTGCCCAGCACCTTCAGGCGGTACGACTGGCACGCAATGGGAATGCCGTCGAGCTCGGCCCGCAGCCGCATTCTCGTCCCGTAGAACACAGCCCGCCATTTGGAGTCCAGCCTGGCACCGGCCCTGCGCTCCGGGTGATGCCCCTCGACGCACTGGCGGCTGACTTCGATGTCGAATTTCTCCTTGACGGAGGCGGCCACCTGCTGAGGCGTCTCGAAGCACGCCAACGCAGTGAGGATATGCAGTTTTACAGCAGTTGGAAGTTTCGCCATCAGTTCAATCCGTCAAGCTGTGTCAAGGTAAGTCGTCTTCATCCAGCGGCCACCTGCCGTGGTAACCGCAGTGGTAACCGACTCTGGTAACTGGACCAGTTTCCACCGTTTCCGTGGCAACCACCTTGGCAACCTGTCGTTTGGCAACCTCCGGAAGCCGGCAATGGCACCGGCTCACGCTGCCAGGCGGATGCCATTGCGTCGCATCGTGGCAACCATGCTCTCAACGCCCAGCCCAGCGATGCCTGCGATGCGCCGGAAGTAGTCGGTCATCGCCTCATCGCGATAGGGACGCTCTCCCAAGAAGTCGACAGCGGCCCGCCGGAAGCGCTCCAGTGCGATTCGAAAATCGTCGGCGACTATGCTGGCGCCGGCAGACAGCGCGGCATCGTAGCCGTCAGGTGCGCCATGCAGGTGCACGCCGCCGGCGCCAGCCAGCAATATTTCGTAGGCGGCGTTCTGGTACGGTATTTCGGCGCCGACCTCGGCGATTGCGTCGTGAAATTCATTCGCCTCACGCTGTCCCACGGTTCTGTGTTCCATGTAATTTCCTTTGTTGACGTGGGTTTTAGTATCCATAGTCCGGACGAAGCACGCTCATTCTGGAATCGAACCCGCTGGTACCGGTCGATGGCCGGCTTGCTTCGCTTCCCATGTGGTCGGTGACGAGGCGCCCGACCTGCTCACCCTCCATCACGACCTTGGCGCCATTTAATTTCTTCGCCATGATTTCGCCCATGGCGGCGGCCCATGTCGCATCACGCGGGTCGGCACCGCCGCCGGCGGCGGCCCATTGGGTCGCGTTGCGCTTCCATGAGACGATTTCGTGGGCAGCGTCTGGCTTGGCCGGGCCGGTGCGCTCATTCACGTCCAGCGCCTCACGCGCGCCCTTGTTGCCGAACGCGGCCAGAACGTGAGCCTCCATTTTCCCAATCCAGTCGCCCAACTTCGAGCCACCGATAACGTTGTCGTAAATCCACTTACCCAGTTCCCAGCCGGCGAAGGCGGCGGCGGCGACGCCGGCGGCGACTCCAAGCTTGCTGACTGCGGTAACGGATGCGCCCAGGTTCGGGTTCATCGCTCGCAGAGCTCCCGACAGCAAATCAACGCCTTTGCCCCTGGTGAGCAGATTCAACGCGACACCCAGCCCTTCAAACCCGGCGCGCATCAATAGCACCGAGCCACCAAACACCATCGCCGCAGCGATGCCGGCAAAGGCGACTGCGAGGATTTTAGCTAGCGTCTGGTGCTCGCGAACCCAGTGGGCGGCCGACTTCATCAGCGGAATCAGCACCTCCAGTCCATGAATCAGCATCGGCAGCACGACAATGCCCAGCTCCATCTGCAGGTCCGCGTACCGCTTTTGCGCCTCCATGATGGTCTGCATCGGAGAGTCCCGTTGCCCTGCGTTGGTCTGGCCGGTTCCCTTGGAGGCGTTGAATGCATCCTCGGAGCGTTCCATCACCTCCAACTGACGCATCATCTTGTTGTAGACCTTGGCACCGGTGCGGCCGAGCAGAATCTCGTTTTCGCGCTCGCGGCCTTCCACAGTCGTGACGCCGTGCGTCTGGTAGGTCTGCATCAGCGCCTTGACGAAGCCAATGGTGTCGGTGCGCATCAGGCCCATGATTTCCGGGTTGGCCATTTTGTCGCGGTCGAGAATTTTGCCGATGCCGCCTTGGCTGTTGAATTGAATTTGCTTGCGGTCCCAAAGCCCCATCTTTATGGCCTCGCCGACCATCATCTTCGCCGGGTGAGCCATCAGGCCGGACAGGTTGCGGAAAGCCGTGTTCATGCCGGTGCCTAGTGCGCTGCCGCCGAACTCGCCCATCAGCGGCTCCAACCCGGCGAAGATGGTCTTGTCGTTGAGCGTCGACACGGCACTACCGCCCTGCGTCGTGAACATGCGGATGTCGCGCTCGGAAATCATCTTGCCGCTAGACTGGACAGCCTTGAACACTGAATCAACGATGGACTGCGCGCGCTTCGGGTCGGTCAGGCCGCCCATCAGCTCCACCACCTTGTTCAACTGGTTGAACGAGCCCTCGGCGGCGGCGTGCGACTTCTCGTCGAGAGTGGCCATTGCCACCTGGTAGCCGGCGAGCGCCGGCATCATGGTCTTGGCGGCCGTCAGCGCGCCGGCGCCAGACATGCCCGACTCGCGGAACGAGCCCTGCGCTTCGTTGAAAATGCGCGCTCGCTCGACAATCGACGTTCCGTAAATCTCCGTGGCGCGGACGAACTTCATCGCATCGGCGATTTGCGCGTCGCCGAGACCCTTCTGGCGCAGGCCGGCGGTGATGCGTTCGAGGTCCAAGGCCTTGTCGATGGGCTCCTTCATGCTGTCGAACATGCGGTCGCCGTAACCCTTCATCTTGCCGCCGACATAACCCATACCAGCAGTCTTCATTACCTTGTCCGGGTTGTCTTCAGCCTCCGGACCGCCGATGCCTGGCGGAACACCGGCGCCGCCGCCTCCCGCGCCGGCGATGGAACTGCCGCCGATATCACGCACGCGGCGCATGAAAGGCTGGCCATATGCGCCTGGTAGAGCCTGGCCGGGTGGAACGCGGCCTCCGCCACCGGCTGCTATCGCAACAGGGTAGCTCGAACCATTTTCGAACGTATTTGCGTCGGGCCGCAAGCCAGGGTGTGCGCGGTTACGTACCGGCTCGTCGGCGATGGAACTGCCGCCGATGTCCCGCATGACGCGCGGGCCTTCGATTTTCTCGTTCCAGGCAGGGCGCATGTTCTCGCCGATGTTGGCGACTTCGCGCTGCTGGCGCATGGCTGGTTGTGCCGGCACCATCGTGAAGTCGCGGACCGGCTCAGCATCGGACGAGCGATACGCAGCACCAAAAGGGGCGAGTTGACGGTTCGTGCTGACGCGCGATGGCTCAGCCGCATCCATAGCGCGCTCCACTCCACTCGTTCGATATTCTTTTTCGAAAATCGAAACATGGCGCTCTACACTGGAGCGCTCCGGCACGGCGCCGGTGAAAGGTTGCACCTGTTTCATCGACTGAGCCGCCATCCTGGCGAACTCTTTGTTCATACCCTCGGCTGCAGACTTTGCCCGTGCGGCTTCGGCCGTGAACTTACCGAGGGCGCTGCCCGAACGCTCCGAAAAGCGCTCAGCACTTGCCGCCGACGTTTCAAAGACCCTGCCGGCCTTCATCACGGTCTTCGTCAAGGATGCCATCTGCTCGCTAAGTTTTATGGCAACACCGATGGCCTTCTCAAGCACCGGTGATAGGTTATCTTGGACGGTAAGGGTGGAGGAAATTTTGTAATCAACTGTCATTTTTCACTTTCGCATGTGGAGTGATGCGGCGGGGAGCGCTGCCATCGCTACTTACCGAACAGACAGCGCAATGAACGGCTCCTTGCTCTGGGAAATCAAATGACGGACGTCTTTCGGGTCGAAGCGCAGCAACCGGCCCAGCCGGATGCTCTGCAGCGGCAGGGCATGGACCGTTTTCGGAGCCACGTCCAGCATGGCGGCAACCTCGTTGAGCGTCAGCAAGGCCTGCGTCTGCATTTTCGTTTTAGCCGATTTGGCCAGGTCTATTGCGGTCGACATCGATACCTCCGAAATTAGTTCTAACTCCCATTGGACCAGAACGTCGTGCAGAAAAAGGGGCTTACTCTGCACAGTTCAGGAAATCTTGAATCACGCTGTAGGCCTGGCGTCTCGATATCCGGAAGAGCGCCATCAGCCGGTCACGGGCGGTCGCGCGCGAGACGCCAGCACGAAGCAACTGGCCGGCATAGTCCATTTGCTCGGCATGCGCCATCCCAGCGATGCCGTGCGCAATGCCTACTCGGCGGACCAGTTGTTTAAGCTGGGCGCGTGCGGGCTCTGACAGGTTCAGCCGCTCGGCTCCCTCAAGAATCTCCTGCAACAGGACTGCGCGTGCATTCACCATGTACCCTCTTCAAAATAGCCGCCGGTCATTCCACGTATTGCAGCAACTTCATCTCGATATCCCAATCGATGACGTCGGTTCATGCTCGGTCGTTCTGCTCCCCTCAAACTTCGGGGTTGCTTTCCGTCGAATGATTTTTACCGATGACGCTCATCGCGAAACCACCCTCAAAGTCCAGCGTGCGACTTATCTGCTGGATGTAGTAGGACTGGTCGAACGATGTCTGCGTGCCTTGGATGACCGCGCGGCGCCGCACCGTGAGCAGCGGGTCGCCCTGCATCGTCGCTTCGAAGGTGCGCTCGAACTTCGTGATGTCGAGCAGTATCGCGTTGGCCGTGCGGTCAGCTTCGGCTTGGCTTAAGCCAGGAATGCTGACCACGTAGGGCTGGACGCGCTCGGCGGCCTGCGATGCGGATGATGTCGCTGGCTTCTTGCCTATGCGCGTGGCGACCCCGCGCAAAGTCCCACTCCAGGTGTTATGACTCAGCACGGTGACGCTGATGTTCTGCGCCAGCGTCAGCGAGCGGCGAAGCTTGAGCCGCGCCACGTTTGATTGGATGCCGTCTCCAAGTCCACCGCTCACGGTGATGATGGTCGGCGTGGTATCGGTATCCGCCTGAGGTGGGCCGAAGTACAGCGTGCTGCCGTGGACATAGCAGTCGAAGCCCTCTTGCTGCGCCAGGAAGACCAGCAAGTCCCATGTCGGAATGCCTCGGGCCAACTTCGCGTAGGCGCCGTTGTAATACTGGCCGACGACCTTCGTGGTGGTCGTGATTTCGTTCGTCGCCAGGCCGAACTCTTTGGCGATGCTCGTCGCAATCCATGACGCTATATGGTCCGGATACATTTTCGTCGTCCTCGTATCGATTAGGCGCGCCGTCAGGTCGCGGCCGCTGATGATGAGCGAGTCGCCGTCGAGCGGGTTGATTTCCACATCGTCGACCTGGCCGAGAATCACCGAATTGACGTTGGTCGGCGCCGCGCTGACGTCGTCGCCGTCGCTCAGTTGCCCGAACAGGATTTCGACCTGCACGTCGGTGGCGTCGGCCCAGTAGGCCATGCCGAAGCCCTCAGGCTGCCCCCACGCCTCCAGCTTCACGCGCCAGGTGTCGGCCGAGAAGTGGGACTTGTTCTCGACGGTCGCGCTCAGAAAGCTGACCGGCGTGCCGTTGATTTTGACGATGCCGCGCGGCCGGCGGGCGGATGACTGGCGGGGTGCGGCGATGAGGTAGGACTGATTCAAGTTCATGGTTTTGGTCTTTCGTTTGTTGAGGTGG